GTCAATCCGATAGGTGACGGAACCGCTCTTGAAAAGCGTCGAGGTGTTAAAGCCCTTGGGGGTTCGATTCCCCCACTCTCCGTTTTATATTTCCTTAATGTATGTTAAGAGATGATCACATTTGTTGACAGTTTGGGTTCTCTAATTACAATATAGCTTGTACGATTAAATGCCTATCAAATGGACAAATACACCTACGAGAATTGGGTGAGAGTAAAGACAACATTTGAAGAATCTGGTAACACAGACAATTTGTTCTATCAAAGAGCCTGTGCGATTGTAGGCGGTAGACCAGACCCGCTAGATAAAATGCTGGGAAAACCAACACAGAATGACACACAGGATGACGGAACTGAAACCTGAACACTACATTACAAAAGAAGAGTGTCAGGAAATGATTGACGATGCAATACGACAACATAATCGTAATGCATCGATTATTAGTTTCTGTGTTGGTTGGGTAGTTCTTGCTTTATTTGCAGAAGGACTTTTAAGACTTATTGGCGTCATTCCTCCACTACTACCATGGCTACAAATCACATTGTAGATTGGATTGGAATTATTACTGCGATACTATTTGCTGTAACCATGTTTATCCAAGGTCATTTTATTTTCCACGGAAAACATGGTTATCGACATTCTGAAAGAGAACAAGAGAAGATGTCTGAAACACGTAAACAGATCGAAGACCTTTTAAAAGACAAATGAACCAGGACGAAAAAAGAGAATTTTATAAACAGTTGCGAGAACGTATTCACCAACTCAGGATGGGCCATTTATTTGAAGAACCATGCCCACTGTACGAACCCGAATGGGATTCAGATACTCGTATGACTTACGACGATCATGAGTAATGCAGAAGCCGTTGAATTTATTCAATTCATAGAGAGTGTATTATGGTTATTTGTGGCATGGCTTTCGGGTGTTTATCTTGGTTATGTAATCGGATTTAGAAACGGAGGTATGTAATGAGTCACACTATGCGTGTTTTTCTTATAGTATATACATTAATAACCCTTCTAGTAGTCTATGGACTGCACAGTGCGTACTAATGAAACAGTCTCTTATTCTTATCGCGTGCTTTACGCCTCTCGCAATCATCTACATAGTAATGAAGATTGCTGTTTGGATGTCCGCTGTTAACGAGGAGAAGAAATATGTTGCCCAAGAACCCTTCAGAAAACGAGGACCCTATTTGGACAACGCATATGCTGACGTTGACGAAGAGGAAGAGGAGTATGGAGATCGCACAGACTATCGATAATGCTCTAGAAGAGTATTACTCTGAACAAGGCAAACCAGTACCAAAATGGAGAACTAAAAAAAATCCCGACTGGTGGATGGAATACTTAATTAGACTAGGAATTGACCCCAAAAACCCATGATACTTGCACAATTTTTACTATTTTCTTGCGTCCCATTTGTGATCGTAACTTTGTTCTTTGGAACCAAGGGTGGATATTATGACACCGATCAGTATGATGGTGATGGAACTGCTCACAAGGTGTTGAGGTGATTCGGGATAGCAACCCCGTAAAAAGTTCTGTTTACCCTAACGGACAAACAGATGGCAAACTCACCCACCGACAAGAGCAAGGACTTTATTAAGTCTGGTATGACACTTATAACTCAACGTGATAGTGACAAATATCTAAAACAACACAAACAAAAAGATGATGCATCAAGCCGGACAATTCGCCGCGTGGACTCTGAATAATCCTTGGACACTAGGCATCTTATCTTGGTGCCTAGTGTTTGTTCCCATCTTAGGAATGTGGGCAATCCATAAGTACGGATGGGAACACTGGGAACCATTTGACAAAATATTCAAGAAGTAGTATACTTAATTTACTACGGGATGTAGCTCAGTTTGGTAGAGCACTCGCTTTGGGAGCGAGTGGCCGTAGGTTCAAATCCTATCATCCCGATTATGAAAATCCAATTTTATACCCATGAGATACATCGGGAAACTATTCCTGAACCTGTCCCTGCTTCAAAGGTATTTCCAGAATGGTATTCAAGTATAGAACTTGAGAGTAGACCACTGTTTGAAATAGATGGTGATGAAATAACTAGACCTGGTGGAGGTAGTATAAAGAGGTGTCCTGGTGTTCAGGATATTATGAAGACTGGATATATTTTAAGATCATGGGAAGATTTTGTTTTTAGAGAATCTGATAGTGGAGAACTTTTTATAAACTGGTTAAATGATGCTAGTTGTTTTGAAACTTATTGTGGGTTTCATGATACGGATCAGACACCAAACATACCCAACAAACCACTGTACCATGGTTATCATAAAATTCCCTCACCTTGGATGGTAAAAACAGATCCTGGGGTGTCTATTATGATTCTTGATCCATATTGGCACAATAAAACTAACTTCACTACTGTTCATGGAGTAATTCACAGTGATGTAACTCCATTCAACATTCAATGGTTCTTTGAGTGGAAGTATAAAATTACTACAGGTATGTCTTCTGATATTGATGAGAAGAATCAATTGGTAAAATATGGCGATCCTCTAATGTTGTTAGTTCCTTTCAGAAGAGAATCTTTTGAAATGGATTGTAACTACGTTTCGGAGACAGAATGGATTAGAATGCAAAATGTGTATCGAAATAATGCACTAGATAGAGTGGGATCTAAGTGTCCCTACGTGAAATTCAGACAGACTATTGGTAATCTTTTCCGATGACAGAATTTAACAAAGTATTTTGTATGGCTCCTTGGGTTCACATGAACGTGAACTGTAATGGTGATGTATATCCATGTTGCATGTTACCTATCCTTGAGACTGAAGAACATGAGGATACTGATAAGATGCTTGACTATGATGGATTCGATAAAGATAATCCACTAGAGTATCTCGCTGGAGAATGTGATGGAGCTCCTAGAGAGTTTAAGACAGGATCTCTGATCAATCAGTCCATGAAAGAAGCATGGAACAGTGAAGAGATTAAAGAACTGCGTAGAAACATGATTGCAGGAAAGAAATCTAGTTTCTGCACTACTTGTTATAAAGAAGAATCTGTTGGAGCCTTCTCTCATCGTCAATCGATGAATAATAGTTATAGTCATCACTATAAGTATGTTGATGAAACTAAAGAAGATGGTACGTTTGATCGATTTAATCTAGTTTATTGGGATTTTAGACTCAGCAACGTATGTAATTTCAAGTGTCGCATGTGTGGACCTGGGTGTAGTTCTGCATGGGAACAAGAAATGCGGAAAGAGTTTGATATTAAAGATCCTTTCCCTCAGATTGATATGGATATGGTTCGAGATAACATTGAACCTTTGTATGACATTGTGGAAGAATGTTATTTTGCTGGTGGCGAACCCATGATTATGGACCATCACTATGAAATTCTGCAAGAATTAATCAAGAGAGGTAGAACCGATGTAAGAATCAGATATAATACAAACTTCAGTACTCTTACATATAAAGGTATCAATGTTCTTGATCTTTGGGAACAGTTTGATGATGTTCAGATTATGATCAGTATTGATGGTATTGGTGAAAGGGGTGAACTTGTCCGTAAAGGATTTAACTGGCAAAGATTCTTGGATAATTGTAAAAAATTTAGAGAGAGATTTCCAGATAAAAAAATTACCATCAATTATGTTGTCCAAGCATTGACTGCATTTCACTCCATGGATGCACAAAAAGAACTTTACATGCGTGGCATTATTAATGAATTGGATGATTTCTACTGTTGTCTATTGCATAATCCAGACTTTCTTTCTGTCTGTATCTTAGATTCTGAAACTAGAAAGGAACTTGGACAAAAAATTAAAGAACACATTAAAGAAGTTCTTGTGCCTGCTAAAGCTAAGGATTCTATCAACGGATATATAAGTGTGTTAAAACTTCTTGTAAGTGAAAAAAGATCTGATCTTATCCCTAACTTCAAAGCGTATATGAATGCACTGGATGCTTTGCGTGGTGAAGATACTTTAAAAACATTTCCTGAATTGAAGAGAGTCTTATGATTGATACAAGTAGAGTAAAATTTGATGATGATGTATTCTGTGTTGCTCCTTGGTTGAATCTTGATATTCGCCAGGATGGTGAGGTAAAACCTTGTTGTGTTTCCGAATACACTATGGGGGATATCAAGGAAAAATCTCTCTTTGATGTATGGAATGATGAACCAATACAAAAATTAAGAGAAGCTTTTCTAAGTGGAACAAGACCAAAGTCCTGCGAAGTATGTTGGGTCAATGAAGCATCCAATAAAAGTTCATTAAGACAAGATCTCAACCAGTTTTTGAATTCTGAAGATAAGTATTGGTCAAAACCCGAGTATAAAGATCACATTATTAATGATACAAATGACGATTTCACTGTTAAAAAGCCAGGTTTTATTCACTGGGATGTGAAACTCACCAGTAAATGTAATTTTAAATGTAGGATGTGTAGCGAAACATCATCTTCTACATTTGAATTAGAACAAAACGGATTTATTTCTGGTCGATGGGATGCAGAAGAAAAAACTTTTGAAGAAGTTCAACAATATATCCCAATGGTTAGACATCTCTATTTCTCAGGAGGAGAACCACTTATCATTGATGCTCACTATAAAATCTTAGACGAAGTTATTCGACTTGGTAGAGAAAAAGAAGTGACCCTTGTTTATAATAGTAACTTCAGTACCCTAGTTTATAAGAAGAAACACATCTTTGAATATTGGGAGAAGTTTAAGGATGTAGAAATCCATATCAGTATTGATGGAACTGAAAAGAGAGGGGAACTTATTCGTAAGGGATTTAACTGGGAGAAGTTCTTATCTAATGCAGAAGAATTTATTGAGAAGTTTCCAGACAAAGGTCATCGATTATATTTCGATACCACAGTTCAAGCCTTGAACGTTTTTAACGTTGTTGATTTGCACCAAGAACTGTTCAATCGAGGACTTATGAAAGATATTGACTACTTCTTCTTGAACTTCCTACAGGGCCCTAGACAGATGTCTGTGTGGGTTCTTGATAGACAAACAAAGAAACGTGCTCAAGCTAAGATCAAAGATCATATTGATAACTTCCTCAAACCTAACAAATCAAAACGATCAGTAGATTTTTATGAGAGTCTGATTACATATATTGATTTGTATCAAGAACAGAAACTCATTCCATCTTTTCTTGACACCATGAGACACTTTGATAAAATTAGAGGCGAGTCCACTATGGAAACATTCCCAGAATTTCAACGTATCTGGGATGTAATTAAAGTAAGAAAAGTCCCCAAACACCTTAAGGATAAGGTATAATAAATATGAAGAAAATCGAAGACATCGAATTTTACACAGTCGAATACTGGCAAAAAAACTGGGATGAACTTATGGATAGAGTAGAAAACGGAGAGACCATCGGGGTTGAAAATGAGGAGGGAGAACGAGCTGTAATGTTGCCTGCAGACGACGAATTCATTAAGATACATACTGAACTCAACAACGACGCTGATTGAGTTCTTGGGGGTCTAGCAATCTGGTGAATGCAGCAAACTCATAATTTGCCTAAGGCGAGTTCGATCCTCGCGACCCCCACTTGACGGATCTCCGTCAATCCCTTACAATACTGAGGTAAACACACAAGACCAATGGCACTCACTACTAAGTTCAAGAAAGACATTCAAATGTTGAAGTCTGCTGCGAACGGAGATTGTTATCTCGATGTAAAGAATCCGAAACTTTACAAGAAAGTTCGTCGCTTCTATGAACAGAACGGAGTAGTCTTCTCGGGTGATGCGCTTGACGACTACGAAATGCTTATGGAGAACCTGTATGCAGATCTGTCTTCTGAAGGAGCACTCGCGTGAAGATCATCCTTGAGCGTTTTCCCTATCGTTATGTTGAATGTGGAACCTTAGATAACGGGTTCCCTGACTACCGTATTCAAAAAGCGGATAGTTGGACCAAACGTTACAGTGACATGTATCTTCTTGACAATCAGATGCAACTTCTGACTGCGATGGAAGACTTTGAGTACACCAAATGGCTTGATCCTGAAGGTGTACCTTGTTATCAAAAAGACTCGGTAAGTCGTTAATCTAGCCCTGGTCGGTGAAGGTTCCCCTTCAATCCCGAAGT